ACCCTCCTGTTGGCCCGGCCTTACTAGCGGCACTGAAACTCACGGAAGACGACGCCGAAGAAGCACTGGATGAGACCAACATGCAGCTTATCAGTGTGATTCAGTTGTTTAATCCAAGTGCATTTAATATCTTTTAATAAAAATGCCTGCGGTAACGAGTCTGTGCTATAGATACAGGTAATTGTGATTGCCCGATATAGCAGAATATGAACATGCATAAACTACATCATTACGGCCTCATTTTTGTTTTGTTGCTGCTTACAGGCTGTGTCACCAGTATTGGCAGAAACTTTCAGAAGCTCGAAGAACCCCAGTTAGTGCCTGGCAAAACAACATCTCAGGATATTATCGGACTACTGGGAAAACCGACAACTACAAACGCCTTACACCAGGGAACGGCCTATAACTATATCCACCACAACCGCAATGCTAAAGCGGTTAACCCTGATGAAGTGGCATCCCGCTACCAGACCTTCAACTTTAACAACGAAGACATTCTAACGGGTTATCAGTTTGGCAGTTCTTTTGTCGACGACAGTACGTTTTTCAAAGCTGATAACGTAAACAAAATTCACAATGGCGACAGCAAAGAAGATGTAATCAGATTATTAGGCGGATCCTCAGGTATCGAGCACTATCCTCGCGACCCTAAGTATGCCTATGTCCTGATTTACAGCTACCCCATAACAACATACTCAGATAGCACTTTTAGTATGGTGAACAGCGTTGTTAACGTTATCTTTAGCCACAACGATAAAGTGGTGCGGGTAGAAACATATAATCTGAACGCTGATTAGTAATTTTATGAATATCAACAAGGACGTAACGATGATAAACGCTGTTACTCTGGCCTCTCGCTTCGGTTTGATAATTGCTGTCTTGTTGGCTTTTAGCACTTTTGTACATGCTCAGAGTAACGAGAAAATAAATGATATCGAAGTAGTGGATGTCATCGGTCAAAGGCCTTTGAGTTACTACCGAAAACAACTGGTGGAAACCGAACTCGCGTTTTACGACATGTACAATGCCTTAACAGACCAAAAAGAATTTAAAATAAGATGCAGGATAGAAAAGCCATCAGGTAGCCATATTGCGCGTAAGGTTTGCTATCCACAATATGAACTCTCTGCAATTGCATATGAAACTCAAATCGCCATGATCCCTAAAGCTCAGGAGACACGTGGAATAATCGAGCCACTACCGACTTCAGCGGGCGTAAAAGAATTAGTGAAAAATGAAAAAAGAGCGGCTACCGAGCATTTGATAAAACTTTTAACTGAAAACCCTGAGTTACTCGAACAATATCAAGCGCTAATCGCAGATATGAAAAAGTTTAAACAGGCAAAAAACGTACTTCAGCAAGCCAACTCAGATGATTAGTGCATCGCACAACACTGTAGAAAGTGACCCAAAAGGTGACCCATTGTGGATGGGATGGAATAATAAACAGAACGAGATGAATGCTGCTCCCGCGTTTATGGGGTAGAGCCTAAAAATGTTGTAACGTACGCATGATAAGGCTTAGAACGTCATGAAGAAAGGAGAGATTGGTCGGTGTGAGAGGATTTGAACCTCCGACCCCTGACACCCCATGCATGATTTTTACATCTCTACTTGTCATTAGATTTACTAAACCATCACTCCCCGCCCTTCTCTAACCATATATAAATTAAAGATTTTTGATGACACCATGCAGCTAGAGACACTTGTAAACAAGCAGGTGCTTATGGGTATCTTTTTGCCGTCCGTGCAACACAGGTGCAACATATTTCCAAATTTAAAGATAACTGGTGCAACATGGAAACGATCAAAATCAAGCTCACAGAGTCAGTGATTAAAGGAGTCCCAACAGACGTAGAGCGGATTACTGATACAGAAATAAACGGTTTTCACCTTCGTATTGGTAAACCTTTAAAAGATGGAAGCAGGACCAAGAAATACTATCTCTACTACCGCTTAGGTGGCCGGGGGAGCAAAGCGGGTAATTATTTATTAGGCAGCACCAATACATTAGATCTAAAAGACGCGCGTAAAAGAGCTAAAGATTTAATAGGCCAGGTTTCCAGAGGTATCGACATATGTGGAGAAAAGCAAACTAGTAAGCAGACTCAGACTAACCTTCACAGATCAGCAAAAGTTAGCGATCTGCTGGATGCTTTCGAGGGACACATAAAGATTCAGCGTAAGAGACCAGAAGAAGTCGTGAGAGCATTCAAGGCTGACGTTAGGCCCACTATCGGTAAGTTAAGGCTTGCAGATATTTCAAAGCAAGTAATCGTTGAAAAATGCCTGAACCCTATCATTAAAAGAGACGCTTTGGTTCAAGCTAATAAAACCCTGTCGTTACTAAAACAGACTTTCCAATTTGGAGTAGAAACAGGATTAATTGATCAGAACCCATTAATTGGAACCCGGCGACAAAATATTGGAGGCAAGGAAAAACCAAGATCTCGTAACTTAACAAAGCAGGAATTAGAATCATTCTTCACATGGTTGAATACATCAACCGCAAGTCTGCAGGTAAGACAAGCATTAAAGTTACTTTTACTCACCGGTTGTAGAGCCCAAGAAATGACCTTAGCAAAGTGGAGCAATATAGATTTCAAAAAGCAACTTTGGACCTTCCCTGAAAGTGACAGAAAAGGTAACAAGGGTGAAACTAAAAGTCATGTCGTGCCGATAACACCAATGATGAAATCATCTTTATTAACTCTGAAATCAGCTTATTCAGATTTAGGCTCAGACTATGTTTTTCCATCTACTGCAGGGAAAATCGGAATTGAGCCCATAGATAGATCAGCCTGTGCTAAATTTTTGCGAAGGCGATTTGAGAACGACGAAATTAAGCTAGAAAAATTCGTACCTCACGATTTGCGCAGAACATTTCAAACTCTCTTAAGCAGTCTAGGTGTAGATGCTATTGTGTGCGAAAAGCTGTTAAGCCATGAATTACAAGGTATGCTCAAGATATATAACCAGTATGATTATATGAAAGAAAGAAAAGCCGCTTTAATAATGTGGGACAAATGGTTAACCGAGCAAGGCATTCTGTTATGACGCATGATATAGACATGAAGGGAATCAAAAAAGCAGGCTACTTCGATAAAGACGTTACTTACTACGATAAACTTCAAAAGATTGTTGAGGCATCAAAAAAAGAATCACAAGTAGGTATAGAAATCCCAAACGATAGAATCCGTGCACTCGTAAAGCCAGTACCTGAAGAACGACAAATAGTTTTAAGTGAATTAGTAAAACTTAAAAATGCATTAAAAAAACAAATAAATACTCTTGAAAAAATAGGCGGTAACAACATAGCCGAGATTGTAAGGCTATATAAAGACTTGTCTTTTAACTCAAAAATAACACCAGAATCTTATCAGGTCGATAAGGAATTTGAACTTGAAGCAGTAGAAACTTTAATTTCTTTTATTAAAAGCCAATCATCGAAAAGAGATACACCATACTTTCTTATTGGGAAAACAGTAGAATTGTATGACCATTATTGCCTGAATGTTCTTAAACAGAAAAAGCCGATTGAAGCCCCTGCGGCTTTGGTTTCGCTAATAAGAGATTTGACTGGTATTAACGACCCAAAAACTCACATCATAAATTCAAGAAAAAAACTTAAAAATATTTAAAAGTTATTTCCTATGATCTCCGATTCTCAGATATATTATAGGTATCGTCATCTATAAACACGAGGCGATAACTATGAACTTACTGACATCACAAGAAGCTGCAACATATCTTGGCTTCAAAGAAGCAACTCTACGGAACAGTCGTTGCACATCAAAACTAGCAAACATTCCAACCCCGCGTTATCTCAAACTCGGAAACACTGTCCGTTACAAAAGAGAGGACTTAGATAACTGGCTAGACTCATTAAATGCATACGCTGTATGCCAAGGTGAGGAGGCTTAATCATGTCTAATTACATTCAAAATTTTGACTTAGCCGCTTCAGTTTTAAGAAACTTGAAGGCTAAAATAGCACTGCCTACCCCGGCCTTCTCTGAAGATTTTGAAGAATTATGCACTGACTTGAACCGAGGTTTAACCGGGCTTTTATCTACTTCAAAATTACTCGAAGTTATACCGAACTTTAAAGCTGAAAATTCAAAGGAGTACCGACTGGAGATCCTTTCAAGGTTGGTAATCTTGGGGCACAACACTGAGGCCATTTTAAGTTATGAATTCCGGGATTATTCATTATTCAGACTGAAACAGTTGGCCACAAATATTCTAAAAGAACGCTCACCATGGATTAAAACCATTGACATAAATGAGCGATTTAGGCGATGGGAGACGGAGGTTTACGAACACAGATTGCTAGAACGTCTTATCTACGAAATTGGCTACATTGCGGAGATCGATCATGTTTGATTTATTTAAACAAGCTAACGCAGTGATTATTGAAAGCCCAGACAACCTTTTGAAAATTGAAAGAGAATTCTTTTTACTCTTCCACAACAAGCGACTAATGATAAGAGGGCTCAAAGAATTTGAGCTTAAAAAGTATTCTAATACCAGGCCGGAGCCCTGTGCTGTTTTTGTCATGCCAATGAACCGTGAAAGGACGCGCTTTATGAGGCTGTACTGCAAAGCAGACTTACAAACGTCATTATTCATTCGGTGTATCAGTGATGCAGCATCTTACATTCACCCGGAAGATAAAACTGGAAATGAATCTTTCGATCAATTTTTGGCAAGCCTAATTGAGCCCTTCACAGCCAGTACATTGATCGATTAATTAAGATTGGAGTCCAACATGCAACCTAAAAGATCAGGTGGCCCTATGCCGCCTGCTCTTCACTCTTTGTCCTTGAATCAGGATTATCCCAACGAATTAAAAGCTTTTGACCAATGGCTTTTATATCGCCTGCAATGGAACGAGAGTAAGAGCAAATACAATAAAATTCCTTCAACAATTAACAATGGGCGATTGATAACTGGCAGCAAAACCAACAAAGCGCACTGGATGAGTTTCGATGTTGCATTACATCATCTTGAGCGAGGCTTAGGGGATGGACTTGGATTTTGTATAACGCCATACGACCCGTTTCTATGTTTAGATTTTGACAAGTGTATTCAAGAACACTGGTGTATTGAAGCCATTAAAAATTTTGATAGTGCTGCAGAATTATCTGTTTCAAAAGAAGGTTGTCATATTTTTATTGAAGCAGAAAAGCCCGGTGGTATGGGCACTAAAAGTAAGACCTTCCACAACAGCAAAGTTGAAATACTGGGAAATGGACAATTCGTTGCTCTCACCGGGGAGTTCAACGGAAAGCCTGTCGCCAACCGGCAATCATTATTGTTGGAATTTGCCGCACCTTTGCATAAACAGAAAGAACAAATACATGTTCAAAAAAAACAGCCTGAATGCTCAGAAACAGTAAGCATTGTTCTGGAGAAATTAAAGCAAAGTAGATTTGCTGAGTCTTTTACTAAGCTGTTTGAAGGTGGCAATTTGTCAGATGATACCAGCGCTGATGACTTAGTTTTTTGTAATTACCTAGCATCTTTTACTGCCGATCCTAACGTGATAGATGAGATTTACCGGCAATCAAATCGATACAGGGATAAATGGGACCAAAAACGAGGACAACACACCTACGGCGAACTAACAATTGAACAGGCCCTGAGTTCAGCAAATCCATTAATTAAACAGTCTGCTACTGAGGCGTTTGCAGGTATGGCTGTACCTCAACCGGTGCCTCCTCCCCCATCATCTAAACAAGGTTTTTCGTTCGATAAGTTCGTTATAAATGAGCAGCTCGAGGAGCTACAGAAGAAAGCTTTGGAGGACAAATTTGTACTTCCTAAACTTGCAATATATGGACAACTGACAGCATTTTTCGCAGAACCTAACACAGGGAAAACTATATTAACGATTCATCAGATAATAGAAAACATTCGCAGCGGTGAAATTGATGGTCACAATGTTTACTATCTAAATTGTGATGACACGTACAATGAGGGCCTTGTTAAGGCTAGGATTATGGACGAATTTGGCATCAATTGTATTGTACCCGATATAAATGGTTTTAAGCTATCTGAGTTCCATGAGTATTTAGAAGAAATAGTCAACGAAGACGCTGCAAACGGTAAAATTATAGTTTTAGACACGCTTAAGAAATTCTCTGACATCATGAATAAAAAGAAGTCTACTATTTTTAATACACTCGCCCGACGATTTACGCAAAAAGGAGGTACTCTGATTGCGCTTGCACACACTAATAAAAACAGAGCTGATGATGGGAGTTTGATCGCGGCCGGTACGTCAGATGTCGTTGATGACTTTGATTGTGCTTTTACTATTGATGAACTTGAAACCAACGATTCTGAATTGAGAACAGTCCAATTTGAAAATATAAAACAAAGAGGAAATGTTTCTCGCAAAGTCACTTTTAGCTATTCCACAAGGGAGGGGATAAAATATCCAGAATTATTGGATAGCGTTACTCGTTTAGATGAGACAAAAACCCAGCAACGTGAAATTGAAGCGAAAGTTAAGTCTGATGCAGAGCTAATCAATATTATCTGCCAGAACATTAATAACGGTAATGTAAAACGTACTGAATTAATAAGCGCTTCACACAAAGAGAGCAAAGCCTTTGCCAGCCGTAAAGACGTGGAACGAGTTCTTGACCAGTATACCGGTGACGATTACTCACAAGGAGATCGTTGGTTACTCAAAATCGGCGATAAAAATTCACACACCTATACGATATTAACTCCCAAACTCCCTACCCCCTAGAAACTTCCAAAACATCCCAAACACACGTGGTATCTAAGTTTGGGATGTTTTTTATGTTTATGAAGTTTATTAGATTTTTAAGATTAATAGGTTTACCATCACAGTTAAGCATCTAATAATAATCACATATATAGCTGTGAGACTATAACTACCCAACTAGGAATGGATACCTATGAGATATATAGCTGTCTTCATAACCTTTCTAATTTTCTCTTCAAATGCTAGCGCACTGAGATTAAAGGACTGCAAACTCAATGCAAGCCAAGAACAAGCAAGCTTAGATGAGCACCTTTATGGTGGCCCGTTAGATGATTCAAAACTGTACGAACGTCGAGCGTATGTCTTAGCATATGATGACGATAATTTAGTACCTAAATGGGCGGCTTGGCATGCACAAAAACCTTATCGAGATACACCGTCAAGAGAGTCTAGGTGGTCTAGTTTTAGAACCGACCCTGAAATAAGTACAGTCAAAGACGATGATTATGTCGGCTGGTACGATTCGGAGAAAAATTATGCCAGAGGTCACATAGTTCCTTACTACATATCGGGAGGAGATAGAGACCATGATGGTAAAAATGCATATTACGATGATCAAAGTATTGAAGATGTTGATGACGCTTGCACAATTTATGAAGTAAATGCTATGTCAAACATTGCTCCTCAATATCACGATAGATTTAATGGTAATAGTGGCGGCTTATGGTATGCGTTAGAAACAGACATCAGAGCCTTAATCGATAATGGCGCCTCATTTAATATTTACGCTGGAACCATCTTTTCTGAAAACACCCCGATAGAAAGAATTGGCGATAGAGATGACGAAGAAAGCACCTGGAAGATTGGAGTACCACATGGTTTTTTCAAAGTAGTAATTAATAATCAACGCGATGAAGCTGTTGCGTTTGTCTTCGACCATGCGAGCAATTTAGAGACAGGTTGTGACTTGGCTAGTACATCTGTTAGATACCCTTCTGACTGCATACGACCGATAGAAGAAGTAGAAAAACTCACAGGTTTAACTTTTTTCAAGAAAATTGAAGGGCCTCTAAAACAACGATTGCGAACAACTAGTAAAAAAGAAACTTGGATTTCTTGGTTAAGTAAGTATTAAAGGAAATACTAATGAGTAATCAAAACAATGATTTCAGTGATTTTCTCGACGCGCTATTCGAACGAGTTAAAAACCCACTTATTTTTTCATTTTCTTTATTTTATTTAGTTTTTCATTTTGACGCACTACTTTATATCCTACTAAGTGACGAGAATTATAAAGAACGTATACAGGTTTTCTTTGACCTTTTGGGACATAAAAAACAGCTACCAACTATTGCTAATATATTATTATCGGCTTGGCAGCCTTTTTCATTGGCAGTACTTTTCACTTTGGCTTGGCCATTTGTAAATAACGGAGTGAAATTTTGTCGTGCTTACGGACAGGTTTTTCTAGAACAAAAGACGAAGGAAGTATTAAAAGACTTACCTATTCCGAGGGAGCAGTACGAAGCTTCAATAAATGATAAAAATCAACTTCAAGAAAATATTATTCTCTTAAGGAAAAGGGAAGATGAGCATTTAGAAAGAGAGACAAGATTTCGGAAAGAAATAAGCAATCTTAAATCAGAAATTAAGAACAGCAAAAATAGCAGCTCTAAACCCGATACCGTTATTCCCTCCCCGGAAGATTCTAATAGTATAGAAATCCCCACATCAATATCCTCAACGCCTATCTCTACTATGCCCTATGTAAACATTCCCGGGTTCGATGATAATAAGTTGTTTACCGATGATCGCAAAAACTACATAGTTCCAAGAAACTCTGGAAGTAGCGAAAGTTTATTTACTACTGACAATTCAGAAAATAGTGAATCATTATCAGTAAATATTCCGACCACTTCAAACTGGGATTCATTCCTTGTAAAAAACAATGTAGATAAGGATGGGTTTCCAATAAAACCTAAAACGTCAAGCTCGACGAAAAACAATGAGATAAATGAAAAGGAATTGAAGGAATTCATTGAAAGAAATTTCGAGGATTATAAAGACATTGCATTCAAAGAGTTTACAGAGTTTTGCCCAGATTCAGGACTGCAGACTGTGGCATATGATTGGCTAGAAAAATTTGACATTTACAATGAAAAAATATTAAAAAGCGATGACTATCCACCAAATGCAAAAATCAATTTAAAAAGAATAAAAAAATCATCTAGTTCTGATGCAAACTCAATTTTGATTTTAATCACTGAGCTTGTGAATTATTTGCTACGTAATTTTTTCAATGATTATATAGAGAGAAATGCTCCTAATAATCAATCTGATGACCTCAAAACTTCTCTTGAAAGACTGGCAGATCATTTTGTTGAAAGTAGATTAATCTAAAGCAATTCCCAGTCATCCCCAGATAATGACTGACCAGATAGTTCAATACCACGGCTTGCAGGGCTCATTTTAAACTGTGATAAATAGTGTTTAATCTGAGCCTGAGACTCTTTCAGCAAGTCAAATGAGGGATTTCGTTTTCTGACGATATGGCCACGATCACCAGACACTTCAACATGAATACCGTTTTCCCTTAAATCTTCTCGGCATTCTTCCACCGTCGCTAGATTACAGGCCAGCATACCAAGAGCATATTGATCGATACTTTGTACCGGTGTTCCACGTTCTTGCAACACAGTTAAGAGTTTACGCCAGTAGCGCTTTTCTAATGTTGTTTTCACATAATCAGGAGCTTTCATAGCGGTCTCTTAATGATGGTGGGGAAAAAATGCCGGTCCAATTTGGGTACAAACGACCAAAGCGGGGATGGTTGGGTGTTCTTGATTATTCATCAACCTCCCCCCCGTTGGGTTCAACCTGCCCTTTTTGAATCCATGACTGAGAATACTCATCACCACCTTCTCTTGGCGCTAAATTCTCTGCCCTTCTACACTCATTGGGATTCATGATGCCATTGCGAATGGCTGTATCGTAGACTTCAAAGCGCTCAGCCGTAGAGCCACGTAACAGGTCTTTTGTCTCAAATTCAATATTAATCCTGAGACTATTTCTTTCTGAAACGAGACAATCATTCAAGGCACTTTGTATATTTGTGAGCCAAGGTCGTAAGGATTGAGACAGAAATGAACGTTGGGCCTCACTGTGATTGTTGAATGTACTGTGTGAGTAATCCATCAAAAAGATAGGACTCAACTTAAACATACGAGCCACATCAACAACACTGAAATTACGACTCTCTAACCATTCAGCATCGACATTACTGAGACTAATGCTTTGCCATTTGAGACCATTTTCAAGAATTGGCGTTTTGCCTACATTTTTTGACCCACTAAATTTACTGTTCCATTCCTCACTCAGTCGCTTAATAGCGTTACTCTTTTCACTGAACTCATTATCTGTAGTTAAAATGCCTGACGGTCTGGCAGAGTTTTTAAACGTAACTGCACCGAACTCCTGTTGAGCCAATCCTAAACCGATAGACTCTCGACATACCTGAATAGGACTTTTACCGGTAATGCCATCATCACTGTGATACTTGATATGTAAGATCTGCTCTTGAAGCAGGTTTTGGGTATCGCCGTTATCAAATGAAACCTGATAACCAATCCGCTTTGTGGATAGTTTTTTAATTATCACAGAGTCAGGATGAAGCCAGTGTAAACCAGCCACCCTGCCAGCCCTGTCATAGTTGATATAAGCGTAACCATTACCCCTTAATAGGATTGAACGCATTAAGGCAATCATGAAGTCATAGCTAGTCTGGTAGCCGTTTGGTTTGCGGTTTAACAACTTATCCAAGTAATGCTCTTGAACACGCTCTCGTTCATTGTTTTCACGCTTTTGATAGATATGAATAGGCAGGCTGGCTATCGCCTCAGCAATTGTTGAGACAGCGCAATATACAGCCGGTAGAGACTGAGCCGTTTCGGCATTAACAGCTTTACCAGAAGACGTCTCCACACCAAAGCCAAGGGCCTGTAGTAAGCTCCAATTATTATTGGGATTGCTACGTTTAAATAACCCAAACATTACAACACCTCCTGCAATGCTAAATATTGACGGAATGCTGAAAGCCAGTGCTGGTTATTCTGAAGATTACGTAAAGCTACTTCTGTATTCCGATAGGCTGGATTACTGGTGATTGTAATTTCATGCAGTACGGCTTTATTCACAGTTCTAAGCGCTAGAGCCTTTGTGTAATCCCAAGAATCACCACCAGCAGGTACAGTAAAACCAAAGGACATTCCGCTAATATCACCACGCTGTATTGATACCATTAGATCACGGGCAGCTTGTGTATCAGGCGGGTCAATTTCAATAGTGATACCGGTGTTATCCTCAGCAATGCGAAGTGTACCGGACTGAGTACGGCCCAACAGTAAATGAGGTATATGCTCTACTAAGGCTCGAATATCACCAGATACAGACTCTTTAAAAGCACCTGTGGCGATAACCTCAGTAAAGCCCCCTAAATTCTCAGACTGGGCACCATAAATGATAGGCCGACCGACGATCTTTCGACCATCGACCGACACACTTGATATTGAACGACACTCCATAGCATCACCTATGCAGCCGCTTTAAGAATCTTGATAGCGTTACTATCAACCAGACCGCCACCGACATAACGAGTTGCCAGCATCTTAACGAAACCGGGTTTAGTAATGTTATCACGGATTAAACGAGTGCCAGTGCTGTGGTCGATAACGTAATAAGCTAGAGCCAGATCACCAAATACCACTTCATCATCTGGCACCTGGTCTGAAATCACTACCGGCTTACCAAGTAACGTAGTCGGCTGACCTTCTTGAACACTATCACGCCAAATATACTCATCCTGATTGTTTTTCAGTTTACGTAGGGTCATTGCCATAGTGTCTGAAAGATAGAATTTACCGCCCGGACGATAAGCAATAGCAAGACTGTGATAGAAAGTAATCAGATCATCAAAATCAATTACCCCTGATGCTGCGCTGGTAACTTCCTGCAACTGACCAAATGTGCGAGAGCTATCGTTACTCGCAGAACGAGTGTAGGTTAGTAAACCTTTTGGTTTTTTGGTGCCATCACCGTTCCAGAATGCCGCCTCTTCTTTCAGTACAGACTCTGCAGTGATTTCTGATGATAACCAGCCAGCAACGTCAAAGTCTGACCAATCCAGCAATTCCTGTGTGGTTTGAGGAT